ATCAACTACTGCCTCGTCTTCTGCAGTAGTATCTGTTACCTCGTCTGTAGGTTGGTCATTAGATGATTCCCACAATCCTAGGATATTGTTTGCTGCTTCTTCAGCAGAACCTTCTTGTGCTCTTTCGAACGCTACTTCCATTTGGTTGTTCGTTTCTGAATCCATTTGGTTTCTCCCTTATTTTTAATAGTTGTTTGTATCTTCGTAGAACTCACTGTGCTGTCCTTCAGCCAGCTTACCTGTCTCGAGTACAGACTTGATATGTTGGTCAATCAACTCTAAACTCTTGATGGTAATGTAAATTCTATCTCTCTCCGTTTCTTCGCTAATTGCAGTCTGTAAAAGCATCTCAATCAACAGCTCTTTCGTTGTGACAAAAGCCTCCTTGTATAAGGGGTCATTAACTAATCTCTCAGCATCCTGACCTCTCTGTTTCTCCTTTCCCTTGTTTCCCATTATACTCCTTATGTTGGACCAATAGCAACTGGTCTTCCTTGTTCCCTCTCTAAGATTAACTCTTGTTGTTTAAGAGCTAGGTCTGCCTTCTTAATCTCTAGTTCCTGTGCTTTGATTTGCATATTCACTTGAGCTTCTTCTGCCTTAAGTGCCAACTCTTGTTGAGCTAGCTGTGCCTCCAGTTCCATCTCTTTCTGTTTAAGAGCTGATTCTGTTTGCATCTTCTGTAACTTCAGCTTTAGTTCTTCAGCCTTAAGTTGCATCTCTGCTTGCTTAGCTTGTTCTTCTGGACCAGGACCTTGCTGAGGTAAATCACCCTCACCAGGGTCTGTGATGAAGTCATCTACATTCTTCATACCCATAGCTCTGATTTGTTCTGCAATAAGATTATATACATTCTTAGGCTTAATCATCATACCAGCAGCTGGGTGTTGTGCAACCATCTGTATAGTTTGAGCTAGTTGACCTAAGTGCATAAGGTTCATATCCTTGTTACCAAAGCCTAGACCTACCTGTGCAGTACAGTCCATCTTCTCTTTCCATTCAGCAGGATATAAAGTAGTCCACTTATTATTTAGTCTGACAATCTTCTCAGGCGATTCAAACTTCTGTACTAATTGGTACACACTATTGGCAAGGTCCTTCATACCTGTCTCTGCGAATACTCTAGCAATCAATTCAATCTTCTGTTGTGCTGCAGTCATTACTTGTGCTACACCAGTAGCAGTTTGGTGTGACTTTAAGCCACCATCTCCAATACCCATACTGTTCTTGTTAACACCAGTTCTCTCTTCTCTAATACTATCTAAATAGCCCAGCATATTAAAGGAGTTCTGGTCTAGCTGTGGAGTAGCTAGTGGTGACACAGCACCTGGTGTACGTACTCTTACAATACCTCCAGGTCTGCTGGTCATAAGGTCATCCAAGTTGGCTTGACCTTCGACTACTTCATAACGCCCATTATTTGTTAGATACATATTGTCTAACAAGTTACGCATTAAGGTAGTCTTAATTAGTTGAAGGTCAGAGATTAAGTCATAAATACTCAAACCATAAAACTTATGAGGCATTGGAACAGGTGTAAGGGAGGAGAAGGGAACACTGTCCACAGCCTCATTATCTAATAGTTCATCTCCGACCTTCGTTATCTTTCTTAATTCGTCTATACCATCGTTGTCAAAGTCTACCCTGATATAACATTCAGTTACCCAAACACCATCATCAATATCTCCATTAGGATAACTAGAGTCACCATCATAATCAAACCTGGCTAATCTCTCAGACTTCCATTCAGCTTCTTGTGCAGAGAATGCTCTCTCCAACTTGGCTTTAGGATAGCCCTGTGCTAATAGCTCAGACTTAGTTTTCTTGACTCTATGCCCAACAAATCTTGCATCTTCGATTCCCTTTGCGTACTTATTAATTAGGAATTCTTCTGGTGGTACAGGCTCAATACAAACCTGACCACTCTCTCTTGTTCTTTTAACTACAGCATCGTGAGTAATAGGTTGTGGTAATTGACCCTCAACTAATTCCTCTGTACCATTTGCTGTATGCTCTACTATTTCGATATCATCATCAATAAGTAGTGAAGTAAATTCTTCTTCTGTGAGGTTCTTATATTCCTCTCTTGTTACTTCGGTAGTGTCATCCCAGAAGTGCTTGACAATTCCGTTCTTCTGTAATAGAGCATCTTTGAACCAGCTATAGATAATACTAAAGCCTGGGTTCTGTTTCATAATAACATAATTAGTGTAGTCAGTAGCTTGCTTAGCCATCTCTACATCTTCAGGACCTTGAGGTTCAAACTGTACTACCTTATCACCACCTGTGAATATCTTCATTAGGCTTGGCATAATCCATTCGATTACATCAGCAACATCTCGTGTGACAATTTGAGAACGACCTTCTTGCTCATTACCATACTTCTTACCATAGTATCTATCCATAGCATCAGTACGCTGACGAGTTAGTTTACCATCACCATAGCCAAGAGCACCTTGAATCTCTTGTTCTACGTGGGCGGCTAGTTCTCTCTTGGTCATCTTCATATTTACTTTGTACCTTTAGTTGGTGCTTTAGCTACTGCTCTCAGCAATTCCTTTAGTTCTCTAATGTCTTCTGACATCTCAATAATCTTATTTTCTAGCCACTTCGGATTCATTCCCTTCTCCTATTATATTACCCAACTTAAATCCTGCTTAGGTAATTCCTTACTCCAAGCAGAGTCGTTCCCTGTGAACACTACCTCTGTATTACATAAATATCTGAAACTATCACTTGCGTGTGAAGTCCAGTCGTGTACTGGTTTCTGACTCCAAATCTTCTTCTTATCATCATAAGAGCTACGGTACTGTAATAAAGCATCTATACCTTTCTGACACTTAGTCTCATCAAACCAACATCTATTAAGGGTAGTTCTGACAGTATCAATACCATCCATAACCTTTAACTTAGGTGCAACTTGNAATTCAATACCTAGGNTATATGCTAAGTCTTTCCTGCTTTTACCTGTACTAAATTCTCTTACTACAATATCGTGTGGTGCTATATGTGCACCATAATTATAACCTTTCTGATTTAATAAATCAATATAGTGAGGCAATCCCTCACCAGAGTTCTCGTAGTAATCAATTAAGTTAATTGCCTTACCATCATATTGTGCAAACCATATAGAGGTACTATCAGATACCCCTAAGTCCCAGGCTGTGATAACCTGCTTAGATGGGTCATAAGGTACTTTACCTATACGTTGCTCATCATAAGCAGCTTCCATCTCTTTGGCATAATATGCACCTCTCAGTGCTGCAGACCAACTACACTCATACTCTTGTTCAAACTCAGACTCAGCCATATCTTGCTGAGCCATCTCTAATTCTTCATCATCTAATATACCAGTCTCAGATGCTTTGAATAAGAATCTCTTCCAGCCCTTCTTCTCTTTAGCTGTGTGGTAAATATCATAGAATTCATTCTTACCCTTAGGTGTACCAATAAAGATACCCCAACCTTTCCTATCTGATAGTGCAGGTCTTATAACCTCACTATACATCTTAGGGTTCATCTGGGCATACTCATCTAAGATGACACCATCAAGGTATATACCCCTAAGAGTATCAGGATTATCTGCACCATATAACTGTATCCTAGCACCCATAAAGTCAGCCCTTAGCTCAGCCTCATTAAACTTAACATCTGGGAAATCATACAACAATCTCTTTAATTCATCCCAAGCTACAGTCTTAGCTTGCTTAAATAGCGGTGCTAAGTATGCATATCTTGGTGCTTTCTTACCTAACTGTAAGTCTTGTATAGCTGACTTAATCATTTGATTAATAGCAAATACAGTCTTACCAAATCTTCTGTGACAAACTACAACATTAAATCTAGCTAACTCATTGTGTAGCTTTGCTTGTAATACTCTGGGCGTATAAGGTATTACAATCCCTTTACGTTTCTCCTCCCTCTTATCCTGCATTACTGGATAGTAGGTTCTCTTCTGTTAGCATCAGCTATATCCTCTTCATCCTCAGACCAACTGATATCAAAGTTTCTATCTTCGTGTACAATATGTTGCTTAGGTGTCCAGCCACCCTGTGTCTTAAGCCAGAAGGTAGTCATACTAGCAG